TAGTGACACTGCTGATACCATGTCAGGTAGTTTAACTATTACTGGTAATACAGAAATACAAGGTGGTTTACTTGATATAAAAAACGCTGGCTCACAGTCAGAATTAAGAATGTACTGCGAAAGCAACAATGCGCATTATGCGGCTCTTAAAGCCCCTGCACACGCAGATTTCAGTGGCAACGTAGATATAACGCTACCAGCTACCGCTGGAACATTAGCCCTTACAAGCTCTAACATTACTGGTAATGCGGCTACAGCTACCACAGCAACAAACTCAGATACTGTAGATAACAAGCACATATCTGTTGTTACCAGTTTACCATCTTCACCAGACGCAAACACAATTTATTTTGTAACGAGTTAAATATGATTATCGACAACTATGAAATATTAGATACTGAACCTTTAAAACTAGTTATACGAGTTTTTCATAATGAACAAACAACGGATATTACTGTGTTTGAAGACTATTCAAACATACCCTTTACCGCTTGTTTAGATGAATGTTCTTTAAAATCTAATGAATGGATAGAAAGCTTGTAAGATGGCAATATACTGGATAGACCCTTATCTAAATACAAGTAGTAATGGCAATGGAACAACAGATACTACAACAGAAAATGGTAGTTATGCTGCTCCTTTTTCTTGGTCTAATTCACAGTTGTTTGCTGGGAATACTAATAGTCCAACTGCTATAACAACGCTCAATAGTACGACGTTAGCTAATGGTGATGAAATAAGAATAAAGGGTTTACCTTTTGCAACTTTATTTCAAAACTTAGGTCAAGTTTATTTCCAAATTAACGATCAAAGACCTGTAACAGGTAACTCAACATTCTCTTCTAACATAGACACTAATGTTCGTGTGTTTGCTTATGATACTACCTTCACAAATCTTTTTCTTCCAGATGCTGTAAATAATAATATCAACTGGATGTTTGGCGCATTTGATACTGCCGTTAATAGCACAGATATTAGGTCAGACTATTTTGATACTAATGAACAGTTTTTATATAGATGTGGATTTACTAGCAGTAGTGGCGGCACAGCAAACGGATATACCTATCCTGATTTATACCAATTAAAATCTGCATATTATACAGACGGTGGTGAGGTTACTATTGCCGATGGTCATTATGGCAATACACATTTTGCTTTTTTTGATAGTAATCTAGAAATAAAAATAAGTTCTGGTTGGACTTCTGAAACACAACGTGGCGGCATAAGTCTTATGCACTATTCTAGCGGTAGTACATACAGAACTTTATATTGTTTTAATGCTTTTGGAGCTAATCAACTGTATGGCAAAGCATCTAAGTTACATATAGATTGCCCAGAGCTTATTTGGGTTATTTCAGATTTTACGTATCACGATGATTTAATATCAGCGTATAACGGTAGTAGCACCGCATTGACCGCTTCTATTGGTGGGGCAATAGGCAGAGTGTATCATTATAGACCTTTTTTTGGTCATAGCAGTGACGGCACTAATAAAACCTATGAGTTACGTCAACACAACGGTCGTCAAGGTACAAGTTATTTTGGAAACTATGGCAATTCACAAAACACAACTGTTAAGTATTACTTTATTATAATTCAAGATATATACAATTTTTATAATTATTTTGTAAATGGTATCGATTTACACCTTGGAACATTTATTCACAAAAATGCTAACTACTATAGTTCTTATGATGGATTTTGGAAGTTAACTGTTAGTAGTAGTGGCACTTATCCAGAATTTAATAGTATGACATTTTTGCCAGGAAGTTGTTATGGGTTTGCTTCTCATAATACTTATTATTCTGGAAAATCTACTACAATGCTCCCATCGAACTCTACAACTGGTAACTTTACAAATATCACATTAAATTTTCCAACAGGTACAGATACAATTTATCGTCCGTCTCTAGCTGGTAGTCCTATGGTTGGTATTCCTAATTATTATCCCCCACTAAAAGGAAGTGGTTTAGGTGAAGAGGCTACTTATGTATCCGTAGCTTCTATTCCTATAAATGGAAATAGATGGTTTGATGTTACCTTAGATATTACACCAACTTTTCCATTGGTAAATGCACCAATGGGTATTTTAGAGTGTGGCGGTTCTGATTATCGTTCTGCAATATGTGATATAAATGCATTGGGTAGGGGAGTTACAACTACAAATGAGTCTGTGTTATATCCATTTGATGCTAATGACTATGATGGCAAACCGATTGTAGCAATTCCACATGGAAATCATGGCAATAGTGGCTCACCAGCATTAATGTATAATGATACTATTTCTAGCGTTGATTGTTTAGTAATACAGCATAGTCGGGTATCTGGTTCATATGAGTATAGATTACCTTTTGTTTTGAAATTACCAGATAGTTGGAATAATGACTCAAGTGATGACGTAATAAGAGTCCAGATTGATATAGCAAAAAGTTCTTCTTTCTCTAATATTAATCAACAATTTTACGCTATATCCAGAAATGGTAGTTCTACTTCTCCCCACGTCATTGGTTCAAATTTTACTGTTACAAGCACAGATGTAAGTTCTCCTGACCAAGAACAATTTAATCTTACACTTAATGGTCGAAACACTAATCCCAAACCTACATCACTTTTTTGTTGGATTATATTTAGGTTTCCAAACAATACAGATAATATGAAATTTTATATTACAGATATAGCTTCGAGTGCTGTCTAATGGCTCGACCTACTGTAGTATCTTTTGAAAGTTTTCTGAAAAAGTTTAATGTTACAAGTTTCGTTTCATTTTCTTTATCAGCAACTAGTACATCAACAAGTGGTGACGTAGGTAATCCCAGTGGTGGGGGTGGTGGTAGTGGTGGAGCTACTAATATCCGTATCGGATCAACAACACCAACAAGCATTTATGTCGGTAGTACGCAAGTAACTGAAATTTATGTCGGTAGCACAAAGGTGTGGGGATAATGTCTGACGATTTACACGCCCATGAAGAATTATGTCTTGAACGATATCGCGGCATTCGCTTGCAATTAGATAATCTAGAAAAGCGCATGTGGCGGTTAGAGGGTTTGATTATGATTAGCACCATAACAGTTATTGGCGCGACAGTAGCTGTTATAACAATGGTGGTCTGATGGTTGTAGCAGAAGCATTAGCAGGCATAGCGTTAGTAAAAGGTGCAGTAGATGGCATCAAGTCTGCTATTGGTACAGCTAATGATATAGGTGATATTGCGCACTTTATTGATGACCTGTTCAAAGGTGAGCAAGACATACAAAAGAAAAGAAAGAAAGCTAACAAAGATCCATTTAGTGTTCACTCTGTTGCAGAAGAGACAATCAACGCAAAGCTTGCTCAAGAACATATGGATGAGATAAAGCAGTTAATTGACCATAGGTTTGGTCATGGCACATGGGCAGGTATTATTTCTGAAAGAGCAAAGCGGATTGCTGAAGCAAGAGAGTTAGAAAAACAAAAAAAAATTAAACGCAAAAAAGCACATGATAACTTCATGCATAACCTTGAAGTTACAGGTAGTGTGTTTTTGGGTGTGGTTGTATTGGCTGTATTAGGTTATTTGTTTGTATTTGTTTTATAAATTGTGCGTTTTACTACTGCATTAATGCTTTATAGTGTGCTTGAAAGGTAGGAAAATGCTTGGGGTTATTAGTAAAATATTAGGGTCTGGAGATGTTGTTGCTAAAGGGCTAGACCTTATCGACAATATGCATACTTCAACTGAAGAAGAGATACAAACAAAGGCAAAGGCTAAAACAGATTTATTAGCCGCATATGCACCATTTAAAATCGCACAGCGATACTTAGCATTGATGTTTGGTCTTACATTTTTATCTAGTTATTTACTGACACTTGGCATGACTATCTTTGATAGAGGCAATCCTGATGATGTAACCAAGGTAATGGAACAGTTTAGTATGAACTATGCCATGTTAATTATCTTAGGTTTTTATTTCGGAGGGGGCGCAGTCGAAGGATTTTTAGATAGGAAAGCTAAAAAGTGAAAACATATTTAACGAACCTTATAGCTAAGCATGAGGGTAAACGTCTTGCCATGTATCATGATACAGTAGGTGTACCTACTATAGGCTATGGGCATAATTTATTAACACCTATATCAGAACGTGCGGCTATGGTTATCTTAGAAGATGACGTTGATGTTGCATTATCTGAGTTAGATGAGAACATGGAATGGTGGCGCGACCTTCCAAACAAAGCACAGATTGTTGTAGCTTCAATGGTATTTAATCTTGGCTTCCCACGTTTTTCTAGATTTAAAAAGATGATTGCCGCTCTTGAAGACAGAGACTTTGATGAGGCCGCTAATCAAATGCAAGATTCCAAATGGTTTTTCCAAGTAAAGTCTAGAGGCATAGAGCTGTGTGAGATTATGAGGCAAGCTAATGAAGACTGATGAAGAGATTGTAAAATTATATCATGAGCTTGGTACTTATAATGCGGTTGCAGAAGTAGTAGGTTGTGGCACTACTACTGTATTTAGAAAAGTAAAACAATTTGAAGAGGCACAGTTAGATAAAGGGTACATCTTACCAGAAATACCTGACGATGATTTACCTATTGAAGATGTAATAGACCATCTTAAAAAACGATTCTCTAAGCGCAAAGAAAACAAAGAAGCAAAGCATTGGATGAATGTCGATATGAAAAGCGACATGCCCATTGGATTGCTTTGGCTTGGCGACCCACATATAGATGATAATTATTGTGATTGGGGTCAGCTAACGAGTCATGTTGACCTTATTAAAGGCACTGACGGACTCTATGGATGTTCGGTAGGTGACTACCAAAACAACTGGATAGGCCGTCTAGCACGCTTATACGCGGAGCAAGACACATCTTCTAAGACAGCTTGGCGTTTGGTTGAGTGGTTAATCTCAAATATGGATCCGTTAATATTAATTGGTGGCAATCACGATATGTGGTCTGGCAGTGGCGACCCTTTGAAATGGATTGCAGGTAGTCATACAATACATGAAGAGTGGGAATGTAAAGTATCTTTAAACTTTCCTAATGGTCGCAAGTGTAGGATACATGCCGCGCATGATATGTCTGGTCATAGCCAATGGAACTCATTGCATGGTCAAACAAAGATGGCACGGTTTAAACAGCATGCGGAGCTTTATATAAGTGGGCATAGGCATAACTGGGGATTAGCTCAAATAGAAAATGTTGAGCGCAAGACTACATCATGGCTTGCAAGAGCAAGAGGATATAAGTTTCATGATACATATGCTGTTGTAAAAGGATTTGACCAACAGAACTTTGGGCAAGCTATCTTACAGGTGATTGACCCCCACAACGACAGCCCTGTTTCTTGGGTTCAATGTTTTGCTGACCCATTAGAAGGTGTTGATTATCTTCAGTATCGCAGACAACTGCGGCAGTAACAGCCGCATATCCTGCTATATCTTCCCAATGGTCTAGCTTATGTGGTGATTCCATGATGCGTGCTATCTTCACAAGCATCATCATCACGCCCACATCTGTAACACCATAGGTTTGTTTCTTGTGGTCATAGGCTGTCCAGAAACGAGCAATGTTAGAGAAGTTTTCTCTTGGCGTGCCGTAATCCTCTCCTCTATCTTGGATAGTTTGTTTACATCTCTCAAGTAATGCCACTGCAAATTCATGCTGTTTCATTTAATGTTACCTCCTAGAGATAAACCTCTGCGCCAACCAGATATATTTTTGTACCCTTGCTTTGTCATAGTGGGGCATTTGAGTGGTGCAATTCGCCCATAGGTTTGCACCTTTGAATTATTTTTTGTAGCTAGAGTTTTTTCGTTTAATAAACGAAGCTCATCTTTAAATTCTTCTAATGTTTGTGTGCTCATTTTGTGCTCTTTTTAAAAAAAACTGCATTATTAATATCAAAATGCATCACATTATATCACAGTGTTTCTCAATCTTTTGCATTAATGCAGTATTCAAATTACGTAAGAATGATTTGTAAGTGATTGTAATATATAGGAAAGATTGGTCGGAACGGCAGGATTTGAACCTGCGACCCCTACACCCCCAGAGTAATGCTCTCTTGTTTTAACCTTTTGTTTTTATTAAATCTACCTTTCTTATAATAAATTGATTGTGTCAATAATGTGTTGTTCTGACACTGATGCATACCGAAGAACCATACGTTCAGATGACCAACCCCCAAGCTTCATTAATGCAGGCATCGTTGCCCCTTTCATTGTGAGCCTCGATGCCCAATGATGCCGCCAATCATGTATCCTAAAGTCTTCAATGCCTGCTCTCTTGCATGCAGTAAGATGCACCCTTCTTAAATTTTTACCTTCTTTATATGGAACACCATGCATGTTAGTAAATAAATCATAATGATTTGTATTAATAACAGAACGCACTCTTGGGTGTAGTGGCACTATTCTTCTCTTACCTGATTTTGATTTATCTATAAGGATAGAATTATTCTCAAGATTTATGTGTTTTGATTTTAATGTTATTGCCTCCCCTACTCTTAGACCTTCATAACAAAGGGTGATAAATAGTGGGCGAATAAAATCTGGGTAGGATGCAAGCAACTTTTCTTGCTGTTCGATAGTTAGAAATCGTATCCTATCTTCTGCATCTTTTTCTCTTGGTATTTTAATTGGCACTTGTCCATAGTTAAGGATAGCAACAAGTGTAGCGCGGATGCGGTTAGAATAAGAATTAGCTTTGTCTTGTAAAAAGGTATTGCGATAGTCAAACCAATCTTCTTGTGTGAACGTGTTAATTAATTTATTGCCAAATGCCATCTTTAATTTAGGTACACAAAACTCATCGAAGGTATTTCGGTTTTTTAGATTGAGCCATCTATCTGCAACTAATGAAAAAGGGGTGGTATTATTCACCCCTTCTATTCTATATAATGCTTGCGCTTCTAAAGATTGAAGTATTTCGTGCGCCTCTTTTCTTTTACGCTTGCCTGTAGATTGCCGTATTGTGATTGATTTATCATATCGTGAGACGGTTCCTCTGATGTGATAATATTCTCCTCGTTTGTATAGCTTGAGCATGTTGTACTCTCTAATAGTTTATCGAATTGTTCTTGTGTAAGAAACTTAGTCTGTCCCATCTTTGAATATTCCAAACCATTGGCTTTTATATAATGCATCAAAGCCCATTCAGATTTATCAAACATGGATTGCACTTCATCAAAACGGTATATCATCTACAGAAACCTCTTCTAATACAGTCATATCTTTAAAGTCTGTTTTTTGTGGCGCAGATTGCTGTTGCTTCTCTGATATTTTTAATGACAAATATTTGCCTGCTGTATCAGAGTGCTGTCTCCAAGCCGCGATGCGTTTATCTTGATTAATGCTACCAGAATATTGTGGCTTTTTATTTTCTTCAGTAGCATCTTCTTGTTCATACAAGACACCTATTCTTTTGAAGACACCTATCATGGCATTGCCTTTATAATCTGTGTCCTTCATAAGAGCGATTGTATCTTGCTGTCCGTCTATATCTAGACGACCAGTAAGTAATAGGCTCTGCTCTTCTTTAGGTTTGAATGCCGCGCCTGTGTTTGGTCTTTTCTCTGCCATTTAAAACTCCTTTGGCTGTAATGTTTTGGTAGCATGTTCTTTCTTTTGTGCTGACCAATTGGGTTTAGATGCTTCATTGCCATCGTCATCATCTGAAGGCAAACCAAGCATTGCTTGTAGCCCATACCTTTTGGCATAGGTTATTCCACTGCCCATCTTTTGTGGGTCAGCAGGGTCTTTGGAACGTATAGGTGTGCGTGATGTGCGTGACTCTCCTGATGGTGCATGTATAAGTGTTGTGCTTACAAATACCATTTGAGATTCTGCATCAAAGTCTATGTCTTGTGTGAAGCATAGACCGAACTCATTAGCTTTAGATGCCGCATCAATAACAGATTCCAGACTAGCATAATTAGATCTGAAATGTGGGTTCTTGCTATCCTTCTTTGCAGATACAGATAGCTTTTGAAATTCAAGCAATGCCATATTTAAATTGGTTGGTAGTGCTTGTTTTGCTTTAGTTTTTATTGTAACATCATTCATGGTTAGCTCCGAAATGGGTTGATTGTTGTGTATAATATAAAGGGCAGTTGCTTCATGTAGCTGTCCTTTACTTATTGATGGTAATTCTTTTTGCGCCTCTCTTATCACGCCTGATGGTTAGTAAATCACAATAGACCTCACGCTCATTGTCATTCATCAACGCAACTAATTCTTTTTTGTACTCTGCATTTTGTTTGGCAATCTCATGCGTCTCAACATATTCATGCGCTGTGCGCACAAAAAAGTTATCTGTGTTAGCGCATCTAGAAGACAGCCCATCTATATTAACCTGCTTCCAATCTATCTTAGAGCTATGGTCGGCTTGTGGCTCTATGTTATTAATAACTAAGTTCCAGAAGTTAATTGCCTGTGTGTGAACATCGCGCCAGTAATCCTCATTCCATTCTATGCGCACAGACTCCCAATCATTGCCGAATATCACGGACAAATAGGCAGAGTCACAATTAGATATGCGCATATATAAATGTATTTGTGGCAGGTATGATGCCAACATATCATCCATCGTATTACGTGAAGATGTATGTTTGCATTCTAATACAGAATGCTTGCCGCCAAGATGTAATAGATAGCCATCGAGTGTGCCTTTGTATGGCACATGTGCAATTGTTTTCTCGAATGTCTGCTGATAAGCAACATCATCTATTTGTAGATTAGGATGGTTTTCTAAAAACCAATTAATATTGAATGCTTCTGTTTGTGTGCCAAGCATTACTTTAAATATGTGAGACAAATCATCTGGCTGTTTGCGACCAGTTTTGATTTCCCATAGCTCATGCCAATCACCTTTAATAATTTTATAAAGGTCTGAGCCTCCAATAAATCCTGTTCTATCCATGAATATCTCCTGTATTTATTCATTACTATATCATATCTAACTATTACTTTCAATGCATAAATGCAGTACCTCAAACATAAGTTTACGTGGTTTGAGTCTTGGTTTGATTATATCTACAAACTCTGCATAGGATGGCATGAATTTAGATTGTTCTTTGACTGTATCGATTGCATCTACAACAAGGTCAGCAGGATACTTGCTGAGATTTTGTGCGATAGCTTTTAGTTTTGCATTAGCCGCATGACCATCAAAGTTTGCAGGGAGTATGACAAGCAAGAGTATGTCTTTCAACCGCTCCTCAATATCTGGGATTGGTAGCGGTTGAAGAGACATTAAAACTTTTTGATATGACTTGCGTATATTTTCAAGCGATGCATCTTTAGATATTGTGTAGCCTTTGAGTTCAAAGTCTTTAGTTACTTGAATGTCCAAGCCCACTGATTGCTCTAAGTATCTCTCCAGATTGTTTGTTGTTCTGTATGGTGTTGACTCCAGCTGTCTTGCTATTGCCATTTGTTGCTGAGAATCTGTTAGCGTTACGACACCAGTTTCTGTATGCGGCGTTAAAGTCTTTATATTTTTTTCCGCTCGCTCTAACATAGTCTTTGAATTTATCTGCTTCAAGCTCATGATTAATTGTAACTCCTTGGTTGGTTGAATTGATTTGTTGTGTAACTTCATTAGATAACTGCCACTCTTCTATATTGTTTATATAGTTTACTGGTAGTTTAGTGTGTCCCTGTGATACATGGTTGTATCTCTCTGACACAGGTATGTCCCCCTCTGCTACATGTAAATAATAGCGAGTGCTTTTGCCCTCATGCCCAGATGCTCGTGTTATAAGTTCTGCATTTTCGAGCAATAACATTTTGCGATTGACAGTTGTTCTACTCATGCCTGTTCTATTTGCTAATGTAGATTGAGATGGAAAGCACATGCCTGATGCATCTGCGTGGTCTGCTAATATGACGAGCAACCACTTAGATAAAGCATCAGGTGTCTGTGCTTTCATAGCCCATGCAATGTGGTGAAACATATTATCTCCTGTTTTAATGCATTAATGCAGTTATTTATATTGACATATATCCTGCATTTATGCAATATGAATTAAGCGCATATCGTCTCCTGTTAGCGCGGTGTGGTCTGGCTCAAGTGTCCTCCCCACTTAGCCAGACCATAAACCTTTCAGCTAACAAACTATCTGCTTCCATAACTATAAACTTTGGGCCTGAGCGTTGTTTGTATAGATACAAATCAGCAGGTTGTTTAATGTGTGTTTTAGTTAGGAAAGAAAACCCTCTGCCATTGGATTGGTATTTGCTTTCAGCTACCAATCCTCCCAATCTTGTTTCGATTTTGATGTCTGAGCTAAACTCTCCTCCCATTGCCCCAGAGAGCGGTTGCCTTTTGGCTTCACAGCCTTTGGCTTGGAAGAATTTAACCCACCATCTTTCGTGATAGCTACCTTTGTCGCGAGATAATCCCATTCGTAATGACTCCAACACTCATCGCAAAATGTATGGCTTGCGGCAGTTATTACAAACCAATAGCTTGTAATGCCACAATGCTGACACTTTGCAGGTAATCCTCTATTGTCTGGTTTCGATTTTGATTTTGGCATTCAATGCGTCTGCCCAACAGGTAAACATAAAACCTGATGGTACTCTTTTATATTGTTCCCACTTGTGTATGAGAGATGAAGTACATCCAATCTTGTCGGCTAAATATTCTTGTGAATATCCTTTGCTGTTACGAATTGTAACAAGGTCACTCACTATATCTCGCCAACTATTTGTAATTGTCGTTGGCGTTTTGAGATGTATAAATTCTGATCGCATCTTCAACCTTTTGTGCTGTTGATAGACGCAAATCATTCCCCATTCTTGCGCGGTAATAAGTTGATGTTGGCACATTTGCTAACTTAAAAAAGGTAAGCAAACTCTCCCCAGATTGTGCAGATAGTTCAGTTAATTGATTTAAATATGTATGCATAATATTTATATAATGCATTAATGCACCTTGTACAATAGGTTTGTATGATATATGCTTTATAAATTGCTAATGCAATAAACATAACACTGTGTCATATAGCTGATATTATCAGGGAGGACTCAATGACTACAGACCCAATGAAGTGTCAAGAACAAAATGCAATACGCGTTTGGATGCGTCAGGTTATGCAAGATAGGGAGTGGAGTGCCAACCACTGGGCGACTCTTGCAGGTACATCACCTACAAATATTACAAGATTCCTCAATGAAGGCACATTCACGCCATCATCTACAACTATAGCTAAACTTGTGCATGCCGCAGGTTCACAGCCAAACTTTTCTTCTACTCATAATCTTATGATGCAGAAGGTAAGGCAAATTGTTTTATATAATGAAGCAAACCAAAAGATAGATGTAATTGGAGTGTATGGAATGAATGGAGATTTAAAAGCTTTTAAATCGTGTTTTACATATACATCATTAGGCATTGTTCCTTCTGATATAATTGTTGTGAAACCAAATGATATAAATAGTAGCATTCAAGGACAGAAATATTTGTGTAGTAATGAT